GCGAAAGTTCTTTGAGCGAGCACTATCATTTGGCAAACCATTTGCTCTGATTATGACCAATACTTGGTTAAATGATTCTGCACCAAAGCAACTGTTTAAGGACAAGGATCTGCAGTTACTGATGTTTGATAAGCGAATGAAGTTTCATAGTCCTGATGGTCGTCCAAATGATAAGATCACGTTCAGCAGCAGTTATTACTGTTGGAACTTTCTACCAAAACAAATCATAATGGAAGAACTCACTGTGCCACCTTCCAAACTGGCACAGACAACTAGCAGCGAGGCAGTTCTTCCCCTATAATAAGAAGGTAATCAAGGGAACCGCAATGGTCACCGACACTACACAGGACGCACAACTCCGCCGCACCATTCAGAAAAAGATTGAAAATGAAATGCCGCTGCAACTTCTGAAACGCATTGTTTATGAGGTGCGATGTGAAGAAATGGGCATTCTCCCTGATGGTTGGAAACTCTATCCTGAGGACTGAAATGACTGAATTCTACGATTACGTTCTTTCTTTCTATGGCAAAGATGGCATCTATCCGATGGGTGCCACTCTGACCGTTGTTCGCAAAGCGACAAAGGATCTGATTCGCATTCTTAAGATCAAAGGGCAAGAGTTCTGTGGTGATAGTGTTGACCGCGAACTTGTCCGTGATCTTCTGATCGATAAGTACAAACTTCAATTCCCAAACTGATGAAAAACTATCGCATTCGTGTTGAAACCTTTGATGGTCTCTGCACCGTCTGGTATGAGAAGTCCAAAGCAAAGAAAGCAACTGACATCATCTGCAAGCGTGTCTATGAGCAACTGTGTGGTCTGAATATCAAAGAGATTGATGTGAGTCTTTCTGTATGACAATCATAATTGCTGCTGTATCCTTATTCTTCTTATTTCTTGCAATTTCCTTTGTTGCATCGTTTTTTGATGATGATTATGACAACTCATACTAAACCTATTTTTATCAAACAGTTTGCGAATCGTTGGTATCTGGTCTGGACGGATACCAACAGAACCATTGCATCATTTGCAACTGAGTTTGAGGCTTACGCTGCTCGCAAATATATGATAGAATATAACAAAAATGGAGGAATCAAATGAGTTACTATTGGACAACCAAAATGAACGATGCAACAAATCGTCGTATCGATAAACTGATGGGCGAAGGTGTGAAAATTGACACTGCAACTCATGAAGGACGGAAGACAATTGGATACAATTATCTTGAACTTGCACTTGATGAATCTGAAGAATGAAAAAACTTCTATTGCTGACTGCTCTTCTGTTTGCCTCTCCTGCGTTGGCACAGACTGCACCAAAACCGAAAGTTTATCGCCCATTTGTGTATGAAACTCCCTGTGCGTTAGATTCAGGTCTGCAGGCTCAATTTGATACCTGCAAAGTGGTTGAAACCCGTGAATCTGGTGGAGCATTGCGAACTCGCAATATTTACTCCAATCGGTTTAGTCTGACCATTAAATCCTGGTTTGATAAAGAGAAAGGTTTTATGACTTGGGATAGTCATAATAAGTTTGCCTACAAGTGGGAATATAAAGTTGCTGGTTCTGGTGAGCAGGGTGCTTGGTCACTGGTGATGCCAGGTTTTCTACTTCAAAACGTTTCTTGGGATTGATGACAATGATCGAAGCAAATGTACAACTGAATGTTCACGAAATTGGTGTGATTCTATCTGCGCTGCAGGAACTGAATCTGCGTGAGGAAAATAGAATTGCACGGGAATATGGAAGTGTGCCAGCACTGTATAACAAACTTTACACGGTATTCGAGCAGATGGACACTTCAGGAACTGTCCTACGCAACGACGTGGTGCCGTCCTTCTGACCTATAATACAGAGGTAATCGGGAGACACCCAATGACCACCTTCCCTACTCTCCAGTCCAAAGACGGCACCATGCTGGTCGGATACTATCCCGTGAAGACCCCCTATGGAGACATCAGTCAGGAGTGGTGCTTGCAGGTTCTGTCTTGGAAAGGTGTGGACCAAATCTCCAAGAAGTTTCTGAATCGCGTTGAAAAGACTCTTGCGATTCGTGAGCGTCTGGCGCTTGGTTACACTGAAACTGGTGACAACTCCGATCTGCCTCAACTTGGCAATCCTTTCTATGGTGCCTGCTGATGGCATTTTCAACTGCTGAATTGGGTGCAATGCTAAACATTCTTACAAAGCACTCTGACTGGAATGAACTTTCAAAAGAAATCCGTTATGATGTTTATAACTTAAATCAAAAAATTATTGCTGAAATGACTTTTGCTGTTTCTTACGACCTGGAGTGCGGATGAACCTTTCCTCTAAGTATATTTTTGTTGGTATTGTGTTTCTGATTGCTTTCTTTGGATACAATGCTTTTCTTGCACAACGTGACCAAAAGTTGTTTGATGCTTATTATGGAACAAATCAAGAGCAACTGAAATGAACGACGAAGACATTACTCAATTCCTGAAAGCATTCTCTGATTTTATGAAACACTCTGAAGAGCAAATTGATTCATTTCAAAAGTGGGAAGAAGCAAAAAATTACACTGATCTCTTTTATGAACAAAAAGCAGCAGAATTGGAGATTACTGTAGACTATTACATTCAGGAGTTTGTATGAACACGCAAAACAAATTGGTTCTGGGATTGATACAAGTTGATAATCTTATCTCCTTACTTGAAGGAAATGAGTATCAACAATTTCTGTATTCTCATTTGATTCCGATTCGGACTGAACTCAAGAGACAGTTGACAAATCTTGAACATTCTTCTAAAATGACCGAGTAATTTATCTCATACAATGAAATATCTTTATATTGTTGATTACTGGGTTCCGTTTCCATCTTCTGAGTATGGTGGAATCATTAATCTAATTGCTGAGTCTGATACTGAAGCGTTCACTCTTCTTTCAGAGGAACAATCGTTTGATGAAAAGTATCAAGATCGCATTATGCCAAAGGTTGTCAGTGCTCAAAAGTTTGCATTGCAGGATGATTACGAGTCTGGCATTCTGGAGGCATTTACAACGTGACGCAACTCTATCGCATTGAAGAAATGTTTTCTCACGGTTGGGAATTGATTGAAGAGGATGCAAAACAACTGACGAAAGAGCAGTGTGATCAAAGACTTCAAATCTATCTTGAAAGAGGATACAATCCAAACTACCTTCGCGCTGTCCGTGAATCTTGAATTTCCCCACAAACCACCGAAAGGAATGTATTATGAGCAAACAGAGTTTAAACGCAATGTTATTGCTATCTGGATTCATTATCAGCGTCGGTTTGATTACAATCTTGGTGATGAGGTTCGTTGTATCTGGGGATTCTATAATACCAAAACAAGAACCTATTATTCCCCCATCAACTCCAAAAGTGTTGGACAATCGGTGGACATAGAGAGCACGACTCCGTATTCTGCAATGATTCCAAAGCAAACTCCACTTGAATCTGCATTTGTATGAGTTATCAACCACAGGTCAATGATTATGTAAGATGGAAACCTCATATTGAAGGTTGGGTGTACTTTACGGATAAAGAATACATTACGATTGAGATAGGCGTCAAACCAAAGAATGAAGAGAATTACGAAGCGTGTTCAATTCATCGCAATGATCGCTTGATGGTTTTATGTTACAATAATCAGTGGAAGGAACTTACTTATATCAAATCAAGAGAATCTGTGTATGAAGAAGAAAAAAACGTTGTGGAGACTGTGGGCGAAAGCGATTGGAGAGAAAGCGACGAAAAATGACAGAGAATCAGATCACATTGCTGGTATACGGACTGTTATATTCGGTACTTATCTTCTTACTAACTTATTCATTATTGCAGGCGTCATAAGGCATTGGAATGACGATGAAATACCAAGTTGTATACTTCAAATCCAAGAAGAACAAAATCAGCAAACAAACCGCAATTTTTTATAACATTGAGGATGCATCATTATGGGAACAACACGTGAAGAAACAAGGATACACAGACTCAGAAATACTTCCAGTATTCTGATACCTGTTTATTGTCTTCTATCCGCAATCATTGGGTACACACTCTCTGGTCCAATTACACATCAGTCAACAATTAACGAAACACTAAAACTGTGCAATCAAAAACCACTGGAATGTAAGTTTAAGTATGATATTCTGATGTATAACGAGACTGGTAGAGTTCCGTATAAGACACAAGAGGTCAAAAAGTGAATTCTTATAGATACCTTTGGTATCGTTGAACCGAAGGGTATGAGAAACTTTAAGCCCCGACTTCAACCAAAGAACCAAAAGTAACCACGCCAACTATAACGCCCAGGGTTGCGTAGACTTCTTACAATATCAGTGTTGTATGCTGAGCCACCAAGATCTCTCACAGCAGCGGCAATTGATTCATACCGAACTTCAATGAGTTCGGTTTTTTTACTGACACCAAATACCGCTTTTTTCTTATTCTTGTCTTCTAAGATCTGCCACCGATGACCATAGGCAATGCGGTACTTACGGGCAGCATTTAGTATATTTCCATTTGCATTCGGATTACCTGTCACATCTATTGCCGCATCTCTTGCACTATCATAGTCTTTACACACACCAGTTTGTAAGTTCTTTCCTCTTATCTTTAACCCAAGATGTTTACCATTACCACGAGTGTGTTCATTGAATGGTTTTAAGTTATCTGCATTATAGTTTCTTTTTTCTTTTACAACAGGTGTCGGAATAGGTTTTGGTTTCTCTTGTATAATTTCTTTTTCTTTTATAGGATTGTATTCAGGTTTATATTTGTCTATCCATTCATTCAGTTTACTCTCTAAACAGGTATCATCATATTCATCCAGTTCTTTAATCATAAAGTTATGCACACCATACTGACGAAATGCCTTATGTAAGGGTTCTGCAGACATTCTCTTGGAACGGTCTATGTGGTGTACCCATTCTTTATTCATCGCAAGTGTGGTGTTTCCGACGTATTTTTCACCTGTTTGCTTGTTAAGAATGAGATAAATGATGCCTCTGGACATTGTTATTGTATGGTGTAACAAAGTGTATAGTATATAGTGAAATGTGATTTATAGTATACTATGAGAAATATATTCTATACAATACCGAATTTTGTAGATTATGTATTCGGAGGTACATTTAACCTAACTTTAAATTAAATATATTTGTGTATTTTATAATATTCTCAATAAAGTTGATATTATTGAGAATCAATTGAGTATATTGTTGAGAATATCTTTAATGTTTTTGAATCCTTATAAACCCCTCTGCCTTATGCAAGCTAAGCACGTTACCATAAGAACGCGCAGTTGTCAACCCCCACGGAACGCGAAAATACTCCGAGACCCACACATAAGACTTATAATACTTGACATTCTTATGAGTTCGTGCTAAAATCTAGTCTAGCTCTTATGCACCACTAGATCTAGTCGAAACATCAGCATATCATAATAAATCTAGTCGAGCTCACATATATATGTACTAGAAGCTAGTCGAGCTCCATATCTAGTTCATATTGCATCTCGACTAGCTTTATGCTACAATACTCATACGTTCATCAAATCTCGACGAGCTATGTACGACGACTACGATCTCGACTACACATATGCATCAGATTACTCATACGATCTCGAAGAGTATTATGCACTAGATGCACGTGAGCTCGACGAGGATTATGCACGTGATGGGCAAGATTACGAAGGTCTTGCATATCGTCATTATGCATGATATAATCTAGTACACATACACATCTAGACCTCATGTTAGCACAGAAGCGTATCGTACAGGTTACACTGGACATCATGTGTTATGATGATCTAGATCTAGATATTATTGATTGGCGGGAATTACTGCAACTCGAACCAGGGGAAGATATCCACTGTAGGGTGAAAGAATTCGATCCGTTCGATTAATGTGACAGTTTGGAAATTGGCACATATTCTCAATAAGACCTTCGTTATTGAGAATGAGACTTAGTATGTGCCAATTGGAGAACTGGCACAGTAGGGGTTGATAGCTGCCACGTGGTGGGTTATGTTTGATTCGTTCCTGAGATTTCCAATGATTTTTCTCACTTCCACCAATCACGGTTGTGTGTATACTTTATCGCAGGAAGATGGCGATGAGTTGTATTATGCTCCGATCTACGCAAATGGTAATGTTAACCTCGAAGAATTCGCTCCCGTTGATATGAACGACATCGACATGGATGATATGGAAGTGTATGATATCATTCGTCGTCTTAAAGTTATGAATGAGGTGTGACGATCTGAGAACTGGCACATCGGCGCTTGTAAAGCACCTCAATCCCTGATACATTACATTCGTCCCTGAGAGACACACCATGTTTGATGAACTCTGGTCTGAGATTCAAGATGCTCCTGGTGAGATTTTTGACCTCGACATTCCTGAACTTCGTGATGAAAAGTTCGATGTCAATGAGTACCTGAACGCTAATTACGATTACTGATGAACTATCTCACACCCGACGATCTTAACAATCTGATTCGTTTGGTTGAAGATAACAACCAGTACAATGATGATGAGGATAAAGAGTTCTGGGATGACATTCTCATTCGTCTGAATCAAACCTACCGCCACTGTCTTGATGAGTTCTGAAATGACTAACACTTTTGATCGTGAAGCACTGGTTGAAGCATACATCGACCGTTTGCTTGACAACATGAGCACCAAAGATTTGATGCGTATTGTTGGTGACCAGATGGAAGAAAATCTCACCAGTTATACTGATGAGGAACTGA